GGTACAGTTAATTCTGCATGTATAGCATATCTTGTAATCTCTGGATACGTAACTAGAAATTGGAATCTAGTTTGTTGTATCGAGAGGTTATTCATAGGATATACATCCTCTTGTATTGATTCTGGTGTAATTATTATTTGTGCTTTATATTTAAACACAAAGTATAACTCACCTTTACCACCAATTACTTTAAGATCAACTGGTGTTTCTGAGTGCTTTTGCAAGAGTTCAAGTAACTTTACATCAGACGGACGTTTATAACGTCTGTTTTGATCTTCAGATAGATAATCAATTCCAAATATCTTCTTAAGTGTGTTCTCAACTTCTCTAGGTATAACAGCTTCTAAATCATATGATATAGGAATACTATCATCAAAACTTGTAATGAATGGAAATATATTTCTGTATATCTCACAAGATACACCATCTGGGAAATTTTCTTTCCAAAGTCTTGCAACTTCCATTCTCTCAGCAAGTGTTGCCGTCATAACTGTAAAAGCACAAAGCATATTATTATATCTGTAGTCAGCACTTATAGTAAAACCTAAGTCTCTAAGTACATCATACTTAAGTCCATCATTAGGATCTTTCTTGTATCTTACATCCATTGCTGTAAATCTAGGTTTCTTTCTAAACATATTAGTTTGATCCATAGATGGAATGTTTACTATTCCTGATTGATTTATATCGTGTGTAAATAAGAATACTCCTCTTGGAAGTAAATCTGGTTGTATATCTACTTTACTTACATCACGCATATCATAGCTAGGATCAGCAGATACATGTTCTAGATTATTTCCATCAAACGTATATCCAAGTTCATGTTTAAGAAACGCTAGTAAATGTTCTGTAACATTTCTATAACAGGTATCCCATGTGTGATATCTGTCTGTATTTACTTTGCTTCTTCCTTCAAGTCCTATTATTTTCCAATATTCATTCTTAGCAAGTATAGCTCCTCTAAGAGGTAGCTCTTCTAATACATTTGTATTCTTATTATCTCTTTCTCCAAATGCCATATTCTACCTCCTAGTAGCTAAATCCTAATTTAAATATCCGTCTATTTGGTTCATTACTGTTTATTGCTACGTATACACCTGGATTACGTGCTATAAGCTCTCCAACACCACGGTGCATATAGTTTACATACTCAAATACTCTAGGGAATGTTTGAGCTATTACAGGTTTATTTGTAAACGATGGAGCTACAGCTGGACCACTCATAAATCCACCTTTAAATCCACAGTCTTCTGTCCATACTGATGTTCTATACGGACAACCTGCTCTTCCTGTTTGGTTATCACGTGTTATCTCTTGTAATGTAAGAGCTGAACCACGAGTATCAACTACGTTTGCTGGGTTAAAGTTACTAATCCAGTTAAAGTAATCATAATACTCAGGTGCATGTGCATCCCATTCAAGTGCTTTAAATGATACTGTAAATGAATCAAGTAGTTCAGGCTTTTCAAAACCTTCCATCTTATGTTGTGTCATATGTGTAGGTGTATCATTTAGTGTAAGCATAAATCCTACACCCATAGTTATTATATCCCAGTTAGTATCAACTGTAAATACATACATAGACATATAAGAATCAAGTGCTTGGTTCTTTATGTATTCTGGACGCATTGGATATCCTTCTTCTGCAACATAGTGAGAATACTTACGCATTGCAAATAAAAGCTTTGCTATATCAGCACGATTATTATCTGTAAATGTTACCGATATATCAACACCGACGTTTTCAGGTTTTCCAGGTAAAGGTATTGTACCACCATGCATATTACGAACACCATCACGAGATGATTCATTCATTCTTATAGCAGGTACTTCTAAACAGTAGTTATTTAAGAATGTAAATAAAGCCGTTTTATTACATCCATCGCGACATAGTTCAGAATAAAGACCAGGATCAGATAGAACTAACTGTCTTAGTGTATCATAACGTGCAAGCTCTCCTGTTGCTGCTATCTCACCATTTTCACCAGTTACAAATATATTAAGATTTGGCCTTGTAAAGAAAACATATGTCTTAATTCTTCCAGTAGTATCTCCTTCCATAAATGGTCTATGTATGAAAGCATAGTCTCTTGAGAACATTATTGATTTTATAGGATCATATAGATATCCTAAATCTTCCATCATAAATCTTGCATATTCACCGAAGTACATTCCAGTAGAGAATAGATCTTTACCAGCAATAGAAGAAACATAATCAACATCCATTGCCTTAAACACTTTTGCAGGACCTGCTTTAGAACCTGTTATTATAGCATTATCTTTAATACCAAATATATTCATAGACGATCTACCAATCGAACCAAGTCTATTAAGAAAGTCATTTGCTTTTTCAAGCTTCTTACCCCATTTCTTTTGTACTCTTTCATAAAATCCATGGAATATTCCGTAACTTAGATCTCCTAGCTTCTGTTCAAGAGTTGTAGTTTCCATAGCACGTATTCCATCAGCTATTCTAGATATTCTTTGTAAAGCTGCATCTGTCTTTTCTATCATAGCCTTATTAGATCTAAACTCATCTGCTATTCCAAAAGCATCTCCTTTTATTCTATTAAAAGCTTCAGCTCTTGAATCATATCCAACAGGTTTAGTTTCTTGAAGTATATCAAATATACCTCCAGTAATTACATCTTGAAAAGCTGGTCTTCCTTCTGTATCACCACTATAGTTATCCATACCAAGTGTTCCAAAACCAGCTGCAAATTTTGCATCTAATCTTTTATCAGTAGAACTAGATGCTGGTGCTGTTACTTTACCCAGATTACCTGCTGTGTGACTTAACTTTCCAAATCCATCAAAAGAAGCTGGTTTAGCTCTCGATAAACCAGCCGATGTCTTTTTATTTAAACTCATTATTAATCACCTTCTTATACGTGATTTACTTCATATTTTACATCCACAAGTCCAGATGAACCATGATATAAGTTTATATGGTTACATCTAGAGTATACTTTAGTTTTAACTATAGTTTCGTATTTTGTTCCATCTAGAAGTATTTCTCCTGGAGATCCAAACATTAGAAGAGAAGCAGAAAACGATGTACCATCTGTTCCTCCTATATGTTTAAGTCTAAAGTGTTCTTGTAATTCATCTGTTGCTACATCTATGTCACATTCTATATAAGCACGGCAATCTTTATCTGTAGAAAGAGTTTGTCCATGATTATCAGGAATGTCGTGTCCATCATCTGTTTTATAGAAAGGTCTAAATGTTATTTTCTTTGTAAAGTACTCAACATATTTAATACCACTTATTTCTACTATACGATGATGAAGGTACATCTTTTTATATTTTACCCAGTCATTTTGTGTAAGTAGTACTGTTCTCCAAGGAATAAGATCATCGAGGTTATCGTTAAATCCATCAAGATGACGTTTAAATGGTATTATATCTCCACCATTTGCTCCATTCTTTGCAAGGTTAAGTCCTATTATCTTAGCTGGACCTGCTTTTGCAGTTACTTTAGTTTTAGTATTATCTACATCTGTTCTAAATAGTTCATCTTCGAAGTATTTAGAATTAAGTGTAGGTGTAAGTCCGTTATAGATAGAAGTAACTATATGTTGAAGTCCTTGTATAGTTACTTTATTTTTAAATCTAACTTCAACCCAGCTTCCATCCTCTAGTTGCTTTTTACCTACAACTTCTCCAACTACATGTCCTGTTTCTTTATCATCATAGATTCTATAGACGAACTTATGTTTATCATCAGCTTTCATTTCTGTTATATCTTTTTCTTCCATTTACTAATTTCCTCCTTCTCCATCATAAACAGCTACATCACCATAAATAGTTACCAGTTTCAAACTGTCATGATTAGACTGTATGGTTTTTGCTATTGGTTTTAAGTATTTAATTCTAATTCTATCATTAGAGCCAATATTCATTCTCTCATTCTGAGTATGTCTTACATGTGTCCAGATATTATCAAAGTTAAGTTGATATTCTCTATCAGGACCCATCTTTAAAAGTCCTCCTTCTGATATAAAGTCTACTGAGTAAGCTTTAAATGTTTTAAGTATATAAAGAAGATATTTAGATAGTCCATTCATAAATCTTTGTGTAGTATCTAGTATCTTTTCTATTCTTATTGAATTTGGTAGAGTATGTCTTGATAAGTCTGAGAAATATTGAATTAACTCCTGAGTTAAGTTGTCTATTTCTATTATCAAGTTTTCTCTTTTAGCAAGTTCCTCATCAGTAGGATTTGTAAGATCAAAAGGTGCTTTAATTCTTTCATATTCAGCATATAAGAAAGGATCTATCTGTCTTAGTATATCTTGATAAGTAGTAGGGACTTCAGAACCTCTAGTTTGGTTAAATACTTCTGGGACTCTGTCTACTTCTCTTATAAGACGTTCTAGATCATTTAATATCAAATATTCTCTAAGGTTTCTAATCTTAAGTTTAAGCTTGTCAAATATATCATGTATTCCCATAGATTTCTCCATAGCAACAAGCATATCTATAAACGTAGAGTTATTATTAAGTGCATCTGGGAATTCTTCTAGTGCAAACTTAAACTCTCTTGCATTAAACTCAGATATAAACATTATCTTTATTTCATCAAAGTTATCAGGTATTTTAAATCCAAATACTTTATTTATATCTGGCATAGTATCTGTTTCAAATATATGATATCTATGAGCTTGGAATGTAGTAAGACTCATATAATACATAAATACGGCAAAGAATGTATGATTTTGTCCTGTAGATCTTAGAGTCATATGATGTGTTTCAGCAAGTGCTCTATTCTCCATTATGTATCTATGCATAATAGCATACCAATGTCCAAACTTAGTTATGTTTATAGAGTTTCCAAGTGATAAATACTTAGATTCTACGAAAGAGAAGTCTTCTGAAAATACTGCTCTTTTAAGTTCTTCTGTATCACGCCATTTAGGATCCATTCTTACAACTTCGTCATATGAAAGAATCTTGTCTTCACTTGTACTATAATCGTCTTGATATGGATGTATCCATCTAAATGGCCTTAGTACAAACTCTACATCGTATAGTTCTTCAGGTTTTTCATTTCCAGTTAAAGGATATCTTACATTCTCTTTAGGAATCTTACGTATAAAATACTTATAAAGATTAAGTCCAGAGAATAGCTTTTCTGTAATATAGTTCATTACATAGTTAGTACCTTTAAACATAAGCAAATAGTTAAGTACGAATGTACAACTGTTTCTATAAAGTTCTGGCATGTTCTTAGGAAGAGTGAGTCCATGTGATTTCCATATTTCCATTGCCTCTTGTTGAGTATAAGTTGACTTATGTATAAAAGGTTTTTTGCTTTCAACTACATATGCTACAAGAGATTGAAGTTTAAGAGCTATAAGATCTTCAGCTTCGTAGAAATCTGTATTATACATAAGATATTCATTATAGAATGTTCTCATCCAGATTTCTCTTTCTTTATTATAGCATATTGCATACATTTCATGATCTGCTCTATCTTTAGAATTTGATAGTACTTCAAACTCTTCAGACTCACGTGCTGTTATAAGATCTATTTCTCTTCCTATAAATCTTATATATTGCTTTTGTGTATCATTAAAGTATTGATCAAATGTTCCATTACGTCTAAGTCTTAACTTAGTAGTATAATCTAGTTCGTGAAGAGGTGTACCTTCATGGTACACGAAATCACGATTATTCATCTCTTCTAATGTAGGAAGTCCTATAAGCATACGATAATATTCATTCTTTTCAACATAATTCGTTATTATAGAAGCTCTTTTGGAATCAATTAGTCTTTGTATTTCATATTCTGTAAAATGTCCTTGGTTATAAACTTCTTTAACGTTATTATCTTTAGCCAGTATCTTTATATCATCTTCAGAAGATGAAGGAAATGCTGTTCTTATTTCGTCTTCTGTCCAATATATGTAATCTGATAGTTTATCAAATTTCATAAATGCATTATAATATTCTTGATATGCTCTTGCTGATTCTTCTGTTTCATTATCGTATGCTCTTTTTTGTTGCTTTACTATAAGATTATGCATAAGTCTTCTTGCTGATTGGAGCCTTATGTTAATATCTTTAATATTACTTGCCAATTACTTTAACCTCCTTTATTAGTTTCTATATGCTACTTCCATAGGTGATATTACTTCATCTTGCTCTTCTGGCTCTCTAGCAACTGATATTGCAAGAGCACGTTTAGCATCGTTTCCGAAGAACGCATTAAACGTACCACTCATAACAGTTAAGTCATCACAAGATATCATAATATAATCCTTAGTTCCAGTTTCTCTTGCTGGTTTTCTTGGATTAGCTGCATCTCTTGCAAGTGATGCTATTATAAGTCCCATAGATGTATCACTTATATTTACTTTTTTGTTATTTGATATAGTATTGTGGAATACTTCCAAGTGAGTTTCTAGTGGTATAAGATTTGATATAGATCCTTTTAGGAATATATTAAACATCTTATAAACTGTCATTTCATCTCTTGGTATAATAGTATTTTCAACTATTACATCACCTTTTTTGTAATATAGCTTATAATGTGTTGCACTTTCATTACTTGGATGTCCAGGTTTTATAAGCTCGGTAGGGTTTGTAATAATTTGTGTTCCTAGTGTAAATGTATACTTAGAATGTGAATCATTTTCTATTATAGATCCATGTGCAAGTATCTTATAATTAGTTCCTTCAGGTGTAATTGCAGACTTAGGAACCATCCATACTATATCTGTAGTACAGTATACTTTATCTACACCATCTAACTCATCATGTCTTACTTCAAATAGTGATTTAGGTGATGGAGTTGGATATATGAACTTTTCAAGATCTACGATTCTAAATACATCCGCTCCTA